AATTTATTTTTTCTTTTTGATATTCAATTTTTTCTTGCATTTCAATTGTATCTTTATCTGAATTTAAAAATCTATCCAAATCTAATTTATTTCTAGATTTAATCTCTAATTCAAATGGTTCCCATTCTAATCTGTCTAAACTATCTTTATCAAGTTTGCCCGTATAATACAGCCATTTTAATTTAGATAATTCTTTCATTTTAGACTCGTGTTTTACAAGTCTCAATTTTTCATCTGAAAAAATTTTAAAATATTTGTTGTGAAGTTCTGGTATTCTTTTTGATTCTACATCTAATTGTAAATCATCTAAAATACAATCACTGGTCCATAATTCTTGTATACTTTCTAATTTCATTATACCTCATAATTAACGTTCTCCTATAAGTCTCTCAATTTTATATGTACTATATGCAAATGTAACATCTGAGGCGACAACTTCTGCATCAGCAACATCAGAAGACATTTCTATATCAGTTAAATCTACAGGAAATAAATTTGTAAATTTTGCTACATATTGAATATTCTTATTGCTCGTAAGAATTGATAACGTTCCATCAGAATATACTTCTCCATACTGATCTAACTCTTCTGGAAAAGTAATTCCTTTTATCCAATCATAAATTTCTAACCAATTTTGTAATTCTTCATCTATTATAAATCTAACACGCAATTCATTCATTTGAATTTTATCTCCAGCAACAGGAATATCTCTAAGAGGAGTTGTCATTAACCACTGTCCTGCTGACAGACCAGGCAAATTTGTAGATTGACAAAAAAAGTTCACATGCGGAATTTTATCAATCATAAATTTAAAACCCGTAGGTATAAAATAATTTAAATTTTTTGGTTGTCTGCTAGATTCTGCCATAATTCGTCTTCCGATACGTTTGGTATATTATTTAATGATTGGTCTTGTTCAATAACTCTTTTAATTATAAGATCATCATGTATATTTAGTAAGTATTTAAAACCGTCTATGAATTCATGTATCATATGATTAGATGCACTCTTTGATGGATATCCATTAGTGCCGTCATACATATTATCTCTTTCACCAAATATATCAAAACCTATTAAATATTTTATATCTTTAGGATATAAATGATGTGACAATCTTATAGCTTGTATACCAGCACTTAATCCCCAACCATCATCTTCCCAGGGGGTATGCATTATTTGATTTTTTTCTTTTATCCAAGTTATGTAAGTATGCTTTCCCCATCCATTATAAATGAATTCATAATCAGTTGGTTCATTTTCATATAATATAGCCCCATCAAGAATCTCCATAGAATCCCTAACTTCTCCTGGTAGAGAATTCATATTACTAATAACAACTTTATTATTTAAAGAATAATCACTATCAAAAATTTCATGAGTACAATGAGGATCAATAGTTAAAAGATAATCTGGTGCAAAATCACGATACAAAGCATTACAACCAAAAGTCCATGCTTTTTCTTTAATTTTATCTAAATCCATATGCTGTCTGGATTTCCCATTTCCTATTATAACTACTGCCACGTTATTTCTTCTAAAAATTGTTTTGTTGTTATATTATCAATATTTTCAATTTTTGTATCATCATCAATAACTCTTGTTAATCTTATTTTTGGACAAAAGTGATCTTTTAAAAGAAAAAATTCTCCTGCTTTTTCGTGTTGATTCAAGTTTGATTCAGTTGATTGGGGATAATTATGAGTATCATCATAAATAGTTTTTCTTTCACCAAAAATATCAAAACCTATCATATATATTTGCTCATCTGGACGAAAATGATATGCTAATCTAATCATTGCCCATCCAGAATTTAATGGGTATATGTTATCTTTCCAAGGAACCATAAAAATTTTATGATCAGAAGGAGTATTTACTTTCGCATTTCTTTCAACTAAATAAACAACATTAGATTTAGAATATCCAGATTCAATCACTTCTTTAAACATGTCTGGATCGGCCACAACAAGTTTATCAGGAGCAAAATCTCGATAAAGAGCATTACATCCATATATTATACCCCTTTTCTTCAAAAAATGCAAGTCTATTGCTTCTCTTGATTCACCATTACCTATACAAAAAATCATGCTTTAGTATAAATTTCATGTTCTATATTTTTAATACCATGTGTATACGAATATACGACATGAACTTCAATATGTTCTTTTATTGTTTCAGCTATTCTATATCTCCACCACTGTTTCGGTTTCAATGTACAATGAGCATTTTCACCATTTGGTAAGGTCTGCTTGGCGGGATACATTGCTATATTTAGATAGGTACATTTATTCGATAATGTAAAAATTTCTTTTAAAGTATCTTTTATTTCTTTTGCTGGAACATGTTCTAAAACATCTGTAGAAATAACACAATCAAAATTGTCTCCTGGTAAACTATTCCATTTTAATATTGCAGGATCATAAAGTCCCATCTCCTCAAGTCCCCATAATAAATGTATTCTATCTTTTATGTAATGTTTTGCATTTCCGCATCCATAATCCAATGCAGTTTTTGATTTTGTAATTTCTATTAGTTTTTTAATATTGTTTAAATGAAGGGTAAGAGAATTACCAGGATAGGGAGGAAGTTGTTTATATAAATCAATTTTAGAATGCATAATGTCACCAAAAACAAAAAAGGAGAAGGTTTTACCCTTCTCCTTTATATATAATCTGAATTTTCAGAGAAACTTACATTAAGTTAGCTACTCTTACAATTCTATAATATTCATTAGCGGCTCCACCAGCATTATCTGCACTAATATCCGAAGATCCAGTACTTGTAATGTCTGCGGCTCCAGTTGCAAAAGGATTCCTTACGAGACCGTAACGAGTCTTGAATCCGATTTTTGGCTGGAAGGTATTGGTGTCAACTGCACGTACCATTTGTAATGGAACGTATGGGCAGTAGAACATACCAGCATCATATGAAGACGATCCTTTATATCCAACTACAAAGTAATTGACATCATTTGTTACTGCATATGGATCAACATAAACACGATAACGACCGTTAAGAACACCAACAAAAGTGTTTCCAGCATCATCTGGATTAAGATTGTTGCTATCAAGAGCAGGAGCGTAATCAAGAACTCCAGCCATTTGAAGTGCGGAAGCAACATCTGAAGAAGTGATAATTATATTACCTTTTCCTCTACGTGTCTTCTTCGCAATCTCGTTTGCTTCTCTCTCAATCTGGAACATGAGACCTTTGAATTTCTCTACGGACCAGCGACCATTTGAGTCTGTGTCAAGATCAAAGATACCTGCTTGTGTGGTGTTATTTGCGGCACCAACAACGGCTTCTCTGTAAATCTTACGAACAACCTCACGGTTAATTTCTGCAAGAATCTCAGCGGAAAGAATGTTGCTGAGTTCTGTTTCCGCATCAAGACCATGAACTGCTTTAAGATCCTGAGCAACTTCCATTGTGTAATCTGCTCTTAAGGCTCTTGTTTTAGCAGTAACAGTAACCTTCTCAATTGAGAAAGCCATGTTATTAGGTGTTGCTAATTCGCCCTGAGCAGTTGATAAACCACCTGCTACTAACGTTTGTGAAGCGTTAGCTGAACCATCAGTATGAACCCGAAGTCCTGGAACGTTGCTGTCTTGAGTTACAGCGGATGTGTTGGAAGCATAACTTGTGTCTGCTTCGTTATAAAGGGCCTCTGGGGACGCATTCATTGTATCATATCTTGCTCTCATAGCAAAGATAAGACCAGTCGGACCAGTCATTGGTTGCACACCACAAACATCGTATGCAATCAAGTTAGGCATTGCTCTCCTGACCAGAGAAATCATAATAGGATCATACTTCGCAACACCACCTGTGTCTGGGAATGCACCTGAAGCCTGTCCTGCCTCTGTCAAGAAGTTCTGTGAAGAAAGAACTTGATTGTCTTCCTGCATGGACTTTTCTTGATTCTCCAATAAAACAGTTGTTACTGCTTTACGATATGGGTCGTCTATTTTACCCACTTCTGGATGGTCAAGAATAGGAGCCCACTTTTTTTGTAAATTTTCTGAAAGATACATGTGTAAATCTCCTTAGTTGTTATTTAATAATTGTTCTAGAAATAGCATTTGCATAATGTTTAATGTTTTCAGGTGCTTCTGCCATTGCATCATCTGAAGAATTTTCATCGTTTGGTTCCATATCATCTTGTGTGTCTTCACTCAAAACTTTTTTTTCTTCAGGGTTGTCTGTACGAAAATACTTGTCTTTAATGATCTGAAGTTTTTCAGCATACGATTCTTCATCTTCATATTCAATACCTTCTGCCAATTTGATCATTTTTTCTTGATCAACTTCGGTCATTCCTTCTGAAACAGTATACAAGGAATCCATCTTTTTGTACTCTTTGAGTTCTTTAGATGAGTCGATGTTTTTTTGTATTTCAGAATTTAATGATCCTTCAAGGTCTTCAACTTTAGCGAACAGATCATCAACAAGATCAACCTTTTCATCTGGAATATCAACATAATGTTCGACAAACAGATTTTTAAGACCGACCATGAAATCTTCGACAATTTCTGAACGAATGCCCTTATCAACTGCAAGTTCATTTTCTTGCATCCATTCTTTAACAACATAATTCATGAAATCATCTACTTTTTCAATCATAACAGTACGATTGTTTTCAATGGCTTCTTGAAGTTCTGTTTTGTATTGTTCATCCAGTTTGTCTATTCTTGTGGATATTTCATCATTAACTCTGGCAAAAACTGCGGCTTCAAATATAGTGGCCGCTTTCTCTTTAAATTCGTCTGAAAGCTCTTCGCCTTCAATAAGTGCTTGAACATCACTTTCCAAATTGAATTCTTCTCTAGCAACTACTTCTCTTGTTTCTTTTTTATCTTCAGAAACAATTTCATTGCCTTCTTCATCGAATTCTACATCCTCAACTTCGTTAAGTGCGCCGAGAATTTCAGCAACTTCATCTTTGCTCATCTCGTCTAACTTATCATAAATTGATTTAATAAGTGACATTTTTGATGCACTCTCAGAAACTTTTCCTTTATCAGCCGGACGTTTCTTAGCAGATGGTACCCCTTTTGTAAAATCTGGTTTTGGTCCATCTGGAACCTCGTTATTCACACCCGTTTCTTTTGCTTTTTCGGGAGCTTGTTTCATAGGTTCTTTATTTTTTCCGGCACCTGGTAATGAAGCCTCATCTACTTGAGCATCTTCATTTTCTTCTGTAGCATCATCTTCAAGAGTTTCCTCTTTCACTTCTGCTTTTTGCTCCAGGGCTTCATTTTTTTCTTCTGACATGTGATAACTCCTTAATTTTGTGAGAATTTTGTGTCTCGTCTCATGTTTATATTTATACAATTATAGGTTTGAAAGAAAACTATTGAAGGCTTTTATTTTTGCATTCTCCAGTTTTTTATAAGATGCTCCCGTAATTTCTTTTTTAATAGCAGAAAGTACTTTTTCTTTAAGAATACCCGATTCCCAAATCCATTCTTTTCCTTCCATGACACCCTGAACAAAAGCCTCGGGAGCAGAAGGATCAGCAACTATGTCAGCGGCAGTTGCTAAATAAAAATCATCTTTTACATATTTCACTCCACCCTTTTCTTCTAAAGAACCCATTCCTCTAGAAGAAACACCTAATTGTGCGCCATTTGAAATAAGATTTTGCACAATTTTGCCATAAGGGGTATCGATAATTTTCGCTTTGCCGACAACATTATTACCGTCTTCTTTCAATTCGGTAATCATATGAGATACCCGTTCTAAATTTATACCAGGCCCATCTGGATGACCAAGTTCCCCAAATGCTCTATTTTTTCCAACGTAACTTTCATTATATCTCTTAATTTCTTTCATAAGAATATCTCTGGGATAAATTCTTCCATTCTTATTTTTCACTTCTGCCATCATAAAGGGCCCTTGAATATATAGAGATTTTTTTCCGTCTTTTTCTTCTGTAAAACACTCTATATTCTCGTTAACTTCTGTAATTAATTGCATGACTTAACCTTTTTGTCCTGGTGTTGGTGTCTTTGACTTTCTTTTACGTTGTAATTCTTGTTGTCTTTTGACCTTTACTAATCTCTTGGCCATTTTTTTAATTTTTGGTAAAAATTTCTCTAATCTTGTCGCAAGCATCATTTTTTGAGAAGGAGACATTTTTGTAAGGCTTTGTCCTTTAGCAATTCTACTTCTCATTATATTTCTAGCACTTCTCCGAGCCCGTTTTTGTAACACTTCTGGACTCGCCATTCTTCTTAATGCTCTTTGTTTTGCTCTTGTCAACAACTTAGACCGTCTTCTAGCCCGCTGTCCCGCTTTCAACCTTTGTTGAAGAGTAAACTTTCTTTCTTCTAGAGGAACATGTTGATATTCTGCTTCGTCTTTAAATTCTCTGAATATTTTCATCTTTTTATATTTTTATTTAGCTTTGAAATTCCTCTAAATAATCCAGACCTTAGCGTTTTCTTTCTTTTTATATTTATCAATCTCTGTTTTATTTTTCTTTTTCTTAAAGATTGTCTTATTTTTAGATTAGTTTTGGGATTAAATTTCTTTCTTTCTTTTGCAGTCATTTTTTTAAGAATCTTCTTACCTGCAACCTTCCTATATCCCTTACCTATTAGGCTTCTGCTTTTTCTAAAAATATTTCTAAATGCTTTTCGTCTTCCCCCAATAGTTCGAACACGACTAATTTTATGAATTCTTTTCATTCATGACCTTAGTCTGAATGTGCAATTGCTGTTGCAGATCCCGTAAAAGCTAAAGTCTGTGTTGATTTTTTATTGACTTTATGTACTCCTGCAGGTAAAGAAATTGTTCCCACGGCGCCACCACCCGACTCTTTCACAGTAATAGTTTGAGTTGATGCCAATGTACACGCAACTGCGGTTGCTGTACCTATGTTATTATCTGCTGGATTCGTTATTGCCGCGGCTATTATTTTATAAGCCATTAATTATTCTCCTCTGCTTCTAGAAAAAGAAACCATATTCCAAAAATCTTCTTTACTTTCAAATATTTTTTTAGAAAATTCTTTCTTATTTTCGTCATTTAATTTTTTATAAGTTTCGTATAAAACACCTGCATCATCAGGTTCAACAATTACTTGAACATCTTTCAAATTTATTTTGTGTGATTCTTGAACTTTATAAATTTGCTTGAGTAATGGAATTAAATCATCAATATGATGAACATCTTCAATCATATCTTCATCAGCATCATATTCGAATTCTTCATACGGATTATCTTCTGAACCATGATCCATTTCATATTCAAGAAAATGCTTTACAGAACTTAAATTAGAACACGCTTTTGAAATTTTATCTTGAACCCATCCTTCTAATTCAACTTGATCATCAAGCATTTCAAAAAGGTCTTTACTGTATTTATGAACTTTATATAAACTTTGTTTAGCCAGTCTCCCCTCAAAATCATCATACTTCATTTTCATATGAGGAAATTCTTGAGGAACACCAGCAGAATGTTCTTTTATTTCTTTTTTGGCTACTGATGATAAGTCTTTAAATGTTTTCATAGTCCTCTAGTATTAAATTTTAATATCTAATTTATATTTATATGTTTTATGACCTTTATTACTCATAAATAAACTCATCAATCTTCCCGTTAAATGTTCGATTTTTAAACCAACTTCTATCTGGTTCTTCATTATTTAAAACATCATTACAATATAATGCAAAATTTTTATTCTCCTCTACAGTCATATGATTACCAATCGGATGATCTCCATCATGTCGAACAGTTAACCATGCCATTGGTACTGATTCATAATGAAAATTTGTTGTATTTAATGAATCAAAATCGAGAGCATCTAGTAATTTAGTAG